GGCGGCAGCAGCATCTATATCAGCAAGGCGGATTCTGTGATGAATGGTCTGAGAGATGCGGAGATCTTCCGCCGGTTTGACGGTTCCAATTATCTGGAACTGGCACACGCATTCAATCTGGCGGAGAACACCATCCGGGACATCATCTACCGCCAGAGCACCGACCGGGAAGCACACCAGATGACGTTCTTCTGAAAATCCCTCCGGCACTTTGTGCCACCTCCCTTTTCAAGGGAGGCATAGCAAAACTCATTGAAATTCCTGAAAAATCTGCCTTATTTGCAGCACCGTTCTTTTCTGTGCTATCATTACAGTAGAAGTAATGATAGCACTTTTCTTTTGGGGAGGGAGATACAGTGACACAGGAACTGATCCTGTTTATCATCACCACGGTGATCACCGTGATCCTTGGGATCATCGGCTATTTTCTGAAACGCACCATGGATCGCAATGACAAAAACGAAATGGCAGTGCAGGAGCTGCGTGACAATCTGCTGACGCTTTCGGACAAGTACGCCACCAAGGCAGAGATCCGGGAGATCAAGGCATCTATGGAAAAATTGTCGGAGAACATCGACTACATCAAGGAACACACCACCAAGAACGAGGATTTTATCCGCACCATGGCAAGGCTGGAAAGCAAGATCGACAGCTATTGCAGCAAGTAAGGAGGAACGGCATTGGAGCAGGCAGAAATGATAGAGCGAATCCGGCAGAAGGCATTTTTCAAGAATAACGGCATGGTGCTGAAAGCCGTGAATCTGCTGCGTGACAAGTTTGTTGCATTGACGGACATCCGCTATGCACTGGAACCCAGCATGACCGAGGCGGAATTCCGGGACAGCATCAACTATCTGACGGAATCCGGATATATCCGGCTGCGGCACATGGATTCCAAGGCGTGTACGACACTGGCAGACACGGCAATGGAGCAGCTGGAAGCCAAGGTATCGGCGGACGGTATCAAGATCATTGCCTGTGTCCGCAAGGACGAATGTATTGACGTGTGAGGTGCTGCATGGGACGCAGAAAGCATTCTAAGATCGACAATCTGGAACCGGCAGTCAAAGAGACCGTAGACGAGATGATCAAGACCGGTGCCTATTACCGGGAGATCGTGGACTATATCCAGTCCCACGGCGTGAGCATCTCTCTGGCAGCGGTGGGAAAATATGCGAAAAATCTCATGAGTACGCTGGACGCACTGCGGCTCAGTCAGGAGAACTTCCGGGCGATCATGGAAGAAACCGACCGCTATCCGGATCTGGACATGACAGACGGCATTCTCCGCTTGCTCTGCAATCAGATGCTGGATGCCATCAACAAGCTGCCGGAGGAAAGGCTGTCGGAGATCGACTTTGACACCCTGTCCAAAAATGCCGTGGCACTCACCCGTGCAGTGGCGTACAAGAAGAACGTGGACACCAAGACACGGGATCTGCTGGAAAATGGTGCAGAGCAGTTCAAGGATCTGATCTATGAAGCCATGGCGGCAGAACGACCGGATCTCTACAAGGAAGTCAAGAAGTTTATCAAATCCAAAGCCAAGGAGGGAAAGGCATGAGTATGTATGTGGTACAGGTGAAGCCTGGCACAGATCTGCAAGCAGCGGTGCTGCTGCGGAAAAGAGGGCATCTGGTACGCTGTCCGCAGCGAACCATGGACATCCGGAAAAACGGCAGGTGGAACAGCATCACCGAACCTGTCTTTCCCGGCTATCTGTTTCTGGAGGAAGAAATCGACCGGCAGAAATATGACAGCGTTGTCCGGGCGGACGGCGTGATCGGATTTCTGAAAGTGTCCGGCTGTACGCTGGGCAAGCTGCAACCCCATGAGGAAGCATATATCCGGTGGCTCTGGAACGGCGGCAAGCCCATTACCCCGTCCCGTATCTATACCACATTGCAGGGGGACAAGATGGTCTTGTCCGGCGTGCTCCGGGAATACTGGAACAATGTGGTGCGGCTGGATCTCCGGCAGCGGCGTGCCCGTGTGCGGCTCTCCATCTGCGGACATGACTACACGGTCACACTGCCGGTAATCGGCATTTGAGAGTCTGTTTCAAACAAATCAGTATGCCTGTCGCTGCTGTGGTTGATTCGTCCCACAGGGTGCGGTATATGGTATAAAGGCTTTCCCAGAACGGAGCTTTTTCAAAAAGATTCCGAATGGCGAAGCATACCCTGTTTAAGAACGTTCAGAGGGCGTTTAGAATCGTTTGAAGATTTTTCTGCGAAAAACAACACCCAAAAAGAATACACACAATATACGGGCGTACAGCGTCCGTATTTTTTTGACCATTTTTTCTGAGTTGACCATTTTTCTGAAAGGAGTGACTGCAAATGAACAGCCGAAAGAAAAAGAGCATCCACCAGCTGGCAGACGGTATCCTGCAATTTGAGGACAAGCGGAAATCCATTCCGCAAGCGGACTTTACCGATTTGCAGACGTTCCTCTCTGCCTACCTGAATACCCCGGAGCCGAAGAAACGGAAAAAGCTGGCGGAGGAATTCCGGAAGCGGCACATGGAGTTATACGAGTTCCTGCAAAGCAATCCGGAGTTGATCCGGGCAGAAACCAAGATCACCGCCACCCTACAGGCGGCGGCATCCGGAGCAGCCGAAGAAGATGACAACGGACAGATCACCAATCTGTTTGAGAAATTGCAGGAGGGACTGGCATGATCTATCAACCTTTTTCCCCCAAGCAGATACAAGCCATGCTCTGGTGGGCAATGCCGAAATTCCGGCAGTATGATGCTATCATCTGTGACGGCTCTGTCCGTTCCGGCAAGACCATGGCAATGAGCATCGGCTATCTGCTGTGGAGTATGCGGAGCTTTGACCATGAGACATTTGCCTTTTGCGGCAAGACCATCGACAGCCTGAAACGCAATGTGGTCACGCCGATCCAGAAGTGGATGGCTGGTGTGATGCAGCCGAAGATCAACCTGTCCAAGAACTATATGGACGTGGAATGGCAGGGACATCACAACCGCTATTATTTTTTCGGCGGCAAAGACGAAAGCAGCTATGCTCTCATTCAGGGTATCACCCTTGCCGGTGTCCTGCTGGACGAGGTGGCACTGATGCCCCGTTCTTTTGTGGATCAGGCAACGGCGAGATGCTCTGTCACCGGTTCTAAGATCTGGATGAACTGCAACCCGGACGGCAGCGAGGAACACTGGCTGTACAAGGAATGGATCGACAGCGTACACGGGAAAGCCGGCGAAAAGAACCGGCTGCACCTGCATTTCACCATGGAGGACAACCGTGCTCTCTCTGTATCTGTCCGGAAACGGTACGAACGGATGTATTCCGGTGTGTTCTATGACCGGTATGTACTGGGCAAGTGGGTCATGGCGGACGGTCTGGTGTATCCGCAGTTTCAGAAGCTGCGGCACGTCATTCCGGACACTGTGCCGGATGTGCATTCCGGCGAGTTCTATCTCAGCTGCGACTACGGCACCCTGAACCCGACCTCTGTCGGGCTATGGCATCTGTCCGGAGACGGCTATGCCACCCGAATCCGAGAGTACTATTATGATGCCCGAAAAGAGGGACATTCCCGAACAGACGAGGAGCACTACGCTGCACTGGAACAGCTTGCCGGAGACATTGCCCCCTATGTGCGGTATGTGATCGTAGACCCGTCTGCCGCCAGCTTTATTGAATGTATCCGGCGGCACGGGGTATTTCGGGTGCGGAAAGCCAACAACAGCGTTCTGGACGGCATCCGTGACACGTCCACGCTGCTGCAAGCCGGACGCATCCACATCTGTGAAGGCTGTACGGATATTATCCGAGAATTCGGGCTGTACTGCTGGGACAATCAAGCCAAAGGGAAAGATGCTGTGGTCAAGACCAACGACCACGCCATGGACGATATGCGGTATTTCGTCCGGACGGCGATGCAGCGGACGCTGCGGGAATACCGGATGCCGCCGGCAGATGACAACGAGGAGGTGATGCCATGATCGATGCAACCCAGATCGCCGCAGCCATGCAGGTGCCCTGCCTGCTCAGCGGCGACATGATACAGCAGATGCAGCTGTGGGAAGAACTATATCTGAACCGTGCCGGCTGGATACGGAACCGTATCCGTTCCTGTCACATTCCGGCAAATATCGCACAGGAGCTGAAACGGCTGACACTGACGGAATTTTCCGCCACGGTACACGATGCGGCAGAACTGGAACAGGCGGTCAGCCGTGTGCTGCCGAAGCTGCGGCGGAAAATGGACTTCGGGCTTGCCATTGGCGGCTTGCTGCTGAAACCCTATTTCACGGCACAGGGCGTTTCGGTGGACATTGTGCCGCAGAACGCCTATCTTCCGGTGAACTACACGGACGATTCCTGTGATGCGGTGGTGTGTCCGGAGGAAATTTCCATCGGCAGGGACTATTTCACCCGTCTAGAGCTGCACGTCTATTCCCGGTTGCGGCAGACACACACCATTCAGAACCGCTGCTTCCGGTCTGCCAGTCCGGGAACACTGGGCACAGAGTGCAGTCTGGATGCAGTGCCGCAGTGGGCGGATGTATTGCCGGAAAAGGTGTATGAAAACGTACAGCGTCCGCTGTTTGCCATTTTTCAGACACCGGATTCCAACAACATCGACCCCACTTCACCGCTGGGCGTTTCGGTCTTTGCGGATGCCGTGGACTTTATCCGGGATGCGGATGAGCACTGGGAACGAATCCTGTGGGAACTGGAATCGTCCGAACGTGCCATTGATGCTACCGAGGATCTGTTCCGGTACAAGGACGGCAAGCCGGTACTGCCCAAGGGCAGAGAGCGGATGTTCCGCAGCTATGAGAAAACGGACGGGCAGTCCTTTATCAATACCTTTTCTCCGGAAGTCCGGGACACTGCCTATTTCCATGCGTTCAATCAGATTTTGCGGCGGATCGAGAATGCGGTGGGGCTTTCCTACGGCACACTTTCCGAAGTATCCGATGTGGAGAAAACCGCAGAGGAAGTGCGGAGTTCCAAGCAGCGGAGCTTTTCCAGAGTGAAAGACATTCAGGAGAACCTGCGGAACGCACTGGAGCAGATGCTCTATGGAATGCAGTTCTATCAGGACTACTACCGCAGTCAGAGCAGTCCGCCGGTCAAGGCAACCTTTGCCTTCGGGGACGGTGTGCTGGAAGATCCAGACGTGGAGTATCAGCGGCGTGTGCAGATGGTACGGGACAAGCTATTGCGTCCGGAGCTATTTCTGGCGTGGTACTTCGACTGCTCCGAGGAAAAGGCGGTGAAGATGATGCCGGAGCGGCAGGATGATGGTGGTTTATTTTCCGGTGGTGAGATCTGATGCAGAATTATGAGCCGGATGTGACTCAGCTGCTGGGGCTGTATCAGCAGCTGGAAGATGATATTGTGGCAGATATGGTGCGGCGTATGCTGAAAATGGGCTTTGTGTCGGAAAGCACCGCCTATCAGGCAGAGGTGCTGCAAACTGCCGGTATCCTGTATGATGACATTTTGCAGATGATCGCAGACCGGACAGATGCCAGTGTGGCACAGGTTCGGGCGATGTTTGAGGATGCCGGTGTGCGGACGGTGGAGATCGACAACGACACCCACGAAGCAGCCGGCGAAGCCCCGGCGGACATCCGGCAGGACGGCGGCATGAAGCAGGTGCTGGATGCCGGATACCGGAAGACACTGGGAACCATGCGGAATCTGGTCAGCACCACGGCGAACACCACGCAGACTGCTTTCCTGCAAGCCTGTGACCGGGCGTATATGCAGGTGTCCTCCGGAGCGTTCAGTTATCAGGATGCCATACGCATGGCGGTGCGAAATCTGGCGGACGGCGGAGCGTATGTGACCTATCCCACTGGACACCGTGACCGCATTGATGTTGCGGTGCGGCGGTGTGTGCTGACGGGCGTGGGACAGACTGCGGCGGCAGTGGCAAAGAAACGTGCAGAGGATTCCGGATGCAGGTACATGGAGCTGACCGCACACGGCGGAGCAAGACCGGAGCACGCCAGATGGCAGGGGCAGCTTGTCCAGATACAGGGCAAACGCACCAGGAAGATCATTGACGGGCTGAAAGTGTTCACGCTGGAAGAGATCGGCTATGGGGACGGCAGAGGATTCAAGGGCTGGAACTGCCGGCACAACTGGCATCCGTATTATCCGGGACTGTCCACACCAAACTACACGCCGGAGCAGATCGCCAGGCTGGACGAGAAAAGCATCTCCTACAACGGCGAAAAGTACACGGCGTATGAGATCAGCCAGATGCAACGAAAGGGCGAGCGGAAGGTCAGAACACTAAAGCGGCGAGCGGCAGCGTTGGAGGAAGCGGCGAAGAACACGGATGATCCAGTGTTAAAACAGAGTTTGAACGATGATTTTTCGGCGGTTTCTGTGCGTTTGAAAGATGCGGAGAAAACGCTGAAAGACTTCTGTCGGCAGACCGGACAGCGGAGAGATGCGTTCCGGGAGCAGGTCAATGGGTTCGGACGGTCTACGGCTCAGAGGGCGGTGCATCAAAATAATCTTGCATTTCAGGAATCTATGCGAAAAAAAGGTTTTCAAAATCCGCCGAAAAGTCTTGCAAAAATGGAAAAGATGCAGTATAATGATCCTAAGGAATATGCTTTGATGAAGTCTTATGAAAAATCTGTTGATACTGGCATGATGTCCCCACTTGTAGGTTATGAAAAATACAAGGAATATCATCAACGTGTAGAAACAGAATTAGTAGGATTAAAAACAAATGGTGGCGTTGTGATTCGGTCACAGAGCAAGCATTTCTTGGAACGTGTATTTGGAACGATTTCTGACCCCTCGCATAGCGGCGTAAAAAGAGAGGGTGTAGAATTAGAGGATGTAAAGGAAGCTTTGGAACATGGAAAAGTAAAAAAGCATCCAAGCAGAGACAGTATGACTTTTGCAACTGATAAATGTATTGTATCGGTCAACACCAAAACCGGAAATCTAATCCAAGTCACACCGCAATAACGCATAAAGGAGAAGAAACTATGCCTATCAAAGCAATACTTAATTCTGAGGATTATACCTTTTTTAAGGACGTTGCTGAAAATGTCCTCTCCATTGTCAAAGTGAAGCAATTAAAAGATCGCTCTGCTGAAATCATATTTTCAGACACACAAAATTTTACTGACTTTGCGACGGAATTCACATTTTTGGTGATAGACGTTGGCATGGATGATGAAGACACAGTAAATGAAATCGGAAAGCGTCTGTATAATATATATGATAAAATTCTATATCAAAAGCATAATCAGAAGTGAATCATATTATTGTTATAAAATAATCGAAAGCATCTCAGCCGAGGTGCTTTTTTCATGCCTGAAAGGAGAAAGAACATGGGAACATACAGAGAAACGAAACTGAAAGACACAGTATCACTGATGTGCAGTGACGATTACAAAGAGCGATTCAAAGCGGAGTATATGCAAGTGTGCGTCCGGTACCAGAAGCTGAAAGCAATGCTGGACAAATGGGACGAAGGCAAACTGAACTTCCA